TGTCTTTTGAGCCTCATCCTGTGACAAAAGATCTTCCTGTTCTTAAAAATGAGAGAGCAATTGTAAGATCTGTGAGAAATATCGTTGAAACGATACCCACTGAAAAATTTTTCAATCCAATATTTGGTTCTGACGTATATCGTAGTTTATTTGATTTTGTTGATTTTGGAACTGCATCAATTATTCAAGATCAGATCAAAACTGCCTTAAATAACTTTGAAAAAAGAATTAATAACATAAAAGTTGAAGTGGAACCACGTCCTGATGATAATGATTTTGAAATTACAGTAATTTTTGATATTATAGGTCAAGATTTTCCTACACAAGAATTTTCATTCATTCTCGAAGCAACACGATAAAAAATGCCAACAACAAAGTTTACAAATTTAGATTTTGATCAAATCAAAACGTCAATTAAGGATTATCTCAGAGCAAACAGTGATTTTTCTGGATTTGACTTTGAAGGATCGAACTTTTCTGTATTACTTGATACATTAGCATATAATACATACATTACGGCATTCAATTCCAATATGATCGTGAATGAGTCCTTTCTGGACTCTGCAACGCTCCGTGAGAACGTTGTTTCACTCGCACGTAACATTGGGTATGTTCCTCGTTCAAGGTCTGCTGCAAAGGCAGAGGTGTCTTTTAAATTAAATCTAGGAACATCTAAACCTGCAGAAATAGTTGAACTTACAAAGGGTATAGTATGTGTAGGAAACGTAAATGATTCATCTTTTACATTTTCAATATCAGAAAATATTGCTCAACAGGTTATACTGGAAGGAAATGATTATATCGCAAATTTTGAAAATATCACAGTAAATCAAGGAACATATTTAACAAAGCAATTTAAGTTTGACAATTCATTAGATCAAAAATTTATTTTAGATAATTCTTTTATAGATACATCTACAATTCATGTATATGTGAAAAAAGAAGGTGAAACTGGACTTGGATATGAATACTTTATTTCAGATGATATAACTAACATAGATTCAACATCCAGAGTTTTCTTTTTACAAGAAGTTCAAGATGAAAAATATGAAATTAGATTTGGAGATGGATTATTAGGTAAAAAATTAGGAAGTGGTGTAGGAAAGGATGGTACAATCATAACTGTTGATTATATTACATCTGATGGTGTTGATGGTAATGGAGCATCAGCATTTTCATTTTCTGGAAGTTTAATAAATCCTAATACAGATGCTTCTATTGATATATCAAGCACACCAAGTGTTACAACAATAACTTCTTCACAAGGTGGATCTGAAATTGAACCTATAGACTCAATCAAGTATTATTCACCTAAAATTTACTCTTCACAAAATAGAGCTGTAACACCAAGAGACTATGAAGCAATAATTAAAAAAATATTCCCTGAAACGGAGTCGGTAGCAGTGATTGGTGGTGAAGAACTTGATCCTCCAGAGTTTGGTACCGTACAAATTAGTATCAAACCAAAAAGTGCAACATACATTTCTGATTTTACAAAATCTAGAATTTTATCACAATTAAAAAAATATAGCGTTGCAGGTATAAATCAAAAATTAATTGATCTTAAAATATTATATGTTGAACTTGATATTGCTGCATATTATAATTACTCTCAAGTATCAACTGAAGACTCACTCAAAAGTAAAATTATAAATTCATTGACTAAGTATTCACAATCAATTAACTTCAATCGATTCGGAGGCAGATTCAAATACAGCAAAATGTTACAGGTTATTGACAAAACTGACACAGCGATTACAAGTAATATTACAAAAATTATCATAAGAAGAGATTTAAAAGCAACAGTAAATCAATTTGCTCAGTATGAATTATGTTTTGGTAATAGATTTCATGTAGATCCAAATGGTTTTAATATCAAGTCAACAGGATTTTTTATTGCTGGTGAATCATCTCCAGTATATTTGACTGATATACCTAATGCAGATGGTCAGACAGGTGTTCTATCAATAGTAAAACCTATCGAAAATGGAGAAATTAGAGTTGTCAGTAAATCTGCAGGGGTTGTTGATTATATTCATGGTGAGGTTAAATTAACAACAATTAATATAATTTCTACACAAAAAGAAAATAATATAATAGAAGTTCAAGCATTCCCAGAATCGAATGATGTAGTGGGTTTGAGAGATTTATACCTTGAATTAAGTGTTTCAAAAAGCACCATAAATATGTTGAGAGATGTTATTGCATCCGGTGATGAAGTATCAGGAACACAATTTGTAAGGGATTATTATACTTCAAGTTATTCAAATGGAAAACTAATAAGAGAATAATATGATACAAACAGGTATTGAATCGAGAGTAAAAATACAAGATGTCATATCTTCGCAACTTCCAAATTTTATTTTGGATGAGAGTCCGAAGACTGCTGATTTTTTAAGACAATATTATATTTCACAGGAATTTAAAAGTGGAGTAGTAGATATTGCTGAAAACTTAGATCAATACTTAGATTTAGATAATTTAACACCTGAGGTAATTTCAAATGATGCTACTTTATCGGTTGGAATAGGAACACAAGATGTAGACGTAGTTACGGTTTCAAGCACTAAGGGTTTCCCCGATAAATATGGTCTTTTAAAAATTGACAACGAGATAATTACATATACTGGATTGACAACTAATACCTTTACTGGACTTACTCGTGGGTTTAGTGGAATTACTAGTTATCATCAAGATCTAAATGATGAAGAGTTAATATTCACCACATCAAATACAGGTGTTCACACTGCAGGATCATCAATTCAAAATTTGAGTTCTTTATTTCTTAAAGAATTTTATAATAAATTTAAATATACATTTGCACCAGGATTTGAAAATTTAAATTTTGATAAAAATCTAAATGTAGGTAATTTTCTTAAAGAAATAAAATCTTTCTATGAAACTAAAGGAACAAATGATGCTATTAAAATATTATTTCGAGTATTATATGGAGTAGATCCAAATATATTAAATTTAGAAGATTTACTATTAAAACCATCTGCTGCTGAATATTTAAGAAGAGAAACAGTAATCGTAGAAGTCTTATCAGGTAATCCAATTGGATTAGTTGGTCAAACAATTAAAAAGATTGAAAAATTAAATGATCCTGAAACTCAAGCGTCAGTTTCTGAAGTTGAACCTTTTACAAGACAAGGAAAACAGTATTTTAAATTTTCACTTTTTGTTGGATATGGTGGTGCATCATTAGTAGAGGGAAACTTTAGAATAACTCCGAGTAGTAAATCTATTGAAAGTGTATCCGTTGGTTCATCAGTCATTACGGTAGATTCAACGATTGGGTTTTCTACAAGTGGTAACGTATTATCTGGTATTAATACAATTTCTTATACAGATAAAACAATTAACCAATTTTTAGGGTGTACCGGTGTTACATCCCCTATATCACCAACAGATAGTATTCATTCTGATGAGATTTATTTTGGGTATGAAGATGGTGATTTGACTAAAAAAGTTGAATTTAGAATTACAGGAATAATATCAAAATTTAAACAAACATCTAAAAATTTAAATGTCTCTGAAGGAGACATTATGACTGTCAAGAATTTGGGTGTTAAGATAAAGAATCCAATTAATAAAAATAAAAAAGAAGTTTTTGCAAATTCTTGGATTTACAACACAGCATCATTTTTTGAAATAGATAATATTAATTCATCCTTAGTTACCTTAAAAACTGAAATTGATAGATCGACACTTAAGATAGGTGACTTTGTAGAGATATATGATAGGAACACACCTAGTGTAGTCATATATCCCACACCAACAGATTCTCAACCTTATGTATCAATTATTAATAGTAATTTAGAAATTACTGTAGATGATTTGAATTCAGGTTCTTGGTATAATGTAAATAAAAAATATAATATAAGGAAAAAGTTAAATAAAGCAAATAGCACTAATGTTCCATTAAAATTTGATAATATCACATCAGATATTACAAATGTATATTTTGATGAGGATAGTGGATACTCTGCATCTAATTCATTACCATCTAAAGTAAATTCTAATTTACCAAATATACCGTTTTTTGAAAATATTGGATTTGAATTAAATAAAGTTACTTTAGCATCAAACGGATTACAAGAATTAAATAATGATACTAACAAATACAAACTTATTAAGGTTGTTGAGAGTAATATAAAACTTTTAACTGGAGATAGAGTTTACTACGAATCAACTGGTGCTACATTTAATACTATTGGGATCGGACAGACAGTTTCCTCTGTTGGTATAGACACTGGATCATATTTTATTGAAGTGGTTGATCCAAGTGCTCAATTAGTTAAATTGTATAGTTCAAGATCATTTATTCAAAGTGGCACTGGCATAGAATTAGATTATCCAAAAGATAATGAAGGTAATATAATATCAGAAACACATACATTTACTTTATACTCACAAAGATCAAAAGTAATAAGTCCAACAAAATCTTTAAATAAATTTCCGATTGAACCTAATTTGAAAAATGGCGGTCAAGATGAAACAATACCAGGCACCATAGGTAAATTAATAAATGGTGTAGATATATTTAATTATAAAACCAATGATAAAATATATTTTGGTCCAATTGATAAAATAAATCTACTATCTGGTGGAGATGGATATGATGTAATAAATCCTCCTAAAGTTAGTATAGCAAAAGGTGTTGGTGTTGGTGCCACAGCTGAAGTAAGTGTTAAAGGTAAAATAGTTGATGCTTTTGTGGATCCCCAGAATTTTGATATTGATAGAGTTATCTCAATCGGTGTCACTGGAGGAAATGGATCAGGTGCTGTTCTTGAACCTATATTAGGTAAAAGATCTAGAGAAATATTCTTTGATGCCACAGCGTTTACATCAACAAAAGGCACTGGTGTATCTGCAAGTGCAAGATCAATTACATTTGATAGTCGTCATAATTTAAATACTGGTGATAGTGTAATTTACAATAGTAATAAATCACCTGAAACTATTGGATTTGCAGCAACATCATTAGTTTCTCAACAAGAATATTTTGCTGGTGTAGTAAATGATAGAACTATTCGTTTATTTGAATCACAAAGTTTAGCTTTTAGTGCAGTAGATGCATCAACTGCAATAAAACTCAAAGAAACTACAGGAGGAATACAAAGATTAATCGTAGGCGATGTTAATAATACTATTCTAGGTATAAACGTCCTATCAGGTGGAGAAAATTATGAAAATAAAAAAATAAAAGTTCAACCTGCAGGTATATCATCCATCTTTAATAATATAATTTTTGAAAATCACAATTTTAAAGATGGTGATAAAATAATATATGAGAATATTGGTATTCATACTTTCACTACTAGTGGATCTACATTTTCAGAGACTCAAACAACCACCGCTGGTTCTGATGTTAGTATTGGTTCTACATCATTATTCATTATGAGTGAACTGGAAATTCCATCAAAACCAATGATTGATAGAGGTTTTGGTGTAGGTTCACCACTTTTCGTTGGTGATCCTCAGTCTAGTTCTGGAATTACTACTTTTGTTGGATTTATAAATGCTATTACTCCTAGTGGTATTCATACCAATAGAATTGATTTAGATCGTGGTGTTGCTGTTGGTATTAAATCATACTCCACTTTAACATTAAAATCGGAAATTATTGGATTATCTACAGCACCAAATCAACAGTATATGGTTACAAAAATAGATAATAATTCATTTAAATTATCTGATGCTGGTATCGGTGGTACATCAATAATAAACTTCAACGAAAATAAATTTGTTAATTTAGAAACATCAGGTATAGGTACACAAATATTTAAATATCCAGATATAGTGGCGACAATTGAGTATCTAGGGTTTAAGGACGCTACAAATATTTCATCAGGACAAAAAGTTATTGCAAATATTACACCTGTGGTAAAAGGTGAAATTAGTAATGTTTATCTATTAGAAAAAGGAACCGGATATGGATCAACTATTTTGAATTTTGAAAATAGTCCAATTATTAGTATCAAAAACGGTTCAGATGGATCACCTCCTGAGTTAGTTCCAATCATCGACACATCAACTGGAGGTATATCTACAGTTTCTGTTGGAAAATCGGGAACTGATTATTATTCTACACCTATTATAGAAGTTGTGGATAGTTTAGGAATAGGTAATGGTGCTAAACTCAGAGCTGTTATGAATCAACTTGATGGAGAACTAACTGGTTCAATAGATCGTGTAGAGGTTATAAACGCTGGAATTGGTTACTCAGAATCAACAACTTCAATTAGAGTCACTGCCTCTGGTGTAAATGCAGTATTAAGTGCAAATGTAAGATCATTGAATGTAAACAACAATCAAAAATATGGTGATGCTTTTAATAGATTAGAGGAAAATAATGAAATACTTCAGAATGTTGTTTGTGGATATTCTGATGTTCCATTTGCTGATGATGGTACATCACCATCAAAAATTATTGGTTGGGCTTACGATGGAAATCCAATTTATGGTCCATATGGATTTGTAGACGCTGAAAAGAAAACAGGTGATATTAAATTATTAGAGAGTGGTTATGAACTAGATTCATCATCCATAATTGACAGACCATCAGGATTAGTAGATGGATTTTTTATTGAAGATTATGTTTTTAAAAATAATGGAGATCTTGACGAATATAATGGAAGATTTGAAATAAATGAAGATTATCCAAATGGAGTTTATGCTTATCATGCGACAGGAGATAAATCTACTGGAATTTTTATTCCAACATTCCCATATTTTATTGGTGGAAAATACAGATCTAGAGTTGAAAATGATAATTTTAATATTAACCAATCTTTTGATTTTATCAATTCATCATTAAGAAGAAATACTTTACCATACAATGTTTCTGATGATGCAGCAGGTAATGATTTTATAACTGAAGCAAATGAAATTAAAACTCAACAAATAGAAATACAAACAGTCGAATCTGGCACAGTAAATCAATTAGAAATTATTGAAAGTGGAACTAATCAAAAAGTTGGTGACGTACTTAACTTTGATAATACAGGCACTGGTGGAGATGGGTTAATTGCTAAAGTTGCATCAATTCAAGGGGTATCTATTTCAAGTATAACATCAAATACATTATCATATAATCAATCTGTAATTACTAAGGAAAATGATAATACTTTAAGAATCACACCTACAAATAACCATAATTTAATTAATGGTGATTTAGTTGTTATTTCAGGTCTCACTTCATCACTTTCAGATGTAAATGGATCATACATAATTGGTATTTCATCAATAATATCAACTCCTTCATCTCCTATCGCTGCCACTGGTGCAGGAACAACAGAAATTTATACTGATATTGCCTCTCAAGTATCCGTAGGTAATAGTATACGTGTTGGTAATGAAACACTTAGAGTTTTAAATACATATGACGAACCAAATATAATCACCGTTGAGAGAGGTAATGCTGGTTTAGCACATACTGTAACTTCTCCTCTCTATGTTATACCAGATTCCTTTACAATTGAAAAATCTGTAGACAAATTTAATTCAAAGGTTAATAAAAAGGTATTCTTTAATCCTATGAAGGCAGTAGGGTTTGGAACAACCGCATCTGGTCAGTCAAGATCAATAAGTTTCTCATTTGGAGAAACAAGAAGAACTCGAACTATTCCAACCAAAGGAATATATCTTGAAAACCATCCTTTTGTAACAAATCAAAAACTAACAGTTACAAATGATGGTAATCCAATTGGTATAGCATTAACACCAGAATCGACTATTTTTGAAATGCCCTCGACAGTGTTTGCAGTTAGAAAAAATCGTAACGTTATAGGAATTAAAACTGGTATTGGAACTGATGCAAATGGAAATCTATTTACAGAAGTATTTTTCTCTGATAGAGTTGGATCAAGTGTTGTATCTAATAGTGACAAATATCTATTTGAATCTAACTTTGTCCAACAAAAAGTAGATGTCAAAAATATTAAAAATACAGTTTCATTGGGATCGAGTTTCCATCAGTTAAGAGATAATGATTTAATTACTTTAAATGTAAAACCAAACTTATCAGTAGGTATTGGAACATTATCAGAAGTAAGTGTTAGAAGAGATTCTGCAGAGGGGTACCTTCTAATAGACCCTGTTGAGTGTTTCATAGCAGGTATTAAAACCACTGGAAATCAAACAGGTCCTAACGAAATTACTATTGAAAATCATAATTTTGTAACAGGTCAAAAAGTCAAGCATTTTTCATCTCTTGCAACCGGTATTACAACAAATCCTGTCGGGATGGGTAATAGTAATTATTTTGTAAGCGTAATCGATAAAGATAAGTTTAAATTGTGTGATTCTTTTGATAATGCAACCTCAAATCCTCCAAAAGAAATTGAAATAAAATCAATTTTAAATATTGATGTGGATACCAAATGTGTATTTTCAAAAATAAATCCTCCGATAGTAATTGAAAAGAATAATAATTTAGTTATTGATACCTCTGATTCATCATTGAGTGGATATAAATTAAAATTATATTATGATAGAGATTTTAAAAATGAATTTGTATCAACTGGATCTAGTGCAGGATTTAATGTGCCTGTTGGTATTATAACTGAAGGTACTGTTGGGTCTAAATTTACAATTGGATTTGGTAATAGTTTACCAGATAAGTTATATTACAATTTAAATAGATTAGGTGTTGCATTAACTGCAGATGACACAGTAAAAAATTATTCAGAAATTGAATTTGTAAAAAGTAATTTAAATGGTACTTTTAAAATTTCAAATGTTGGTATTAATACATTTACCTTTGATAGTACAGATGAACCATTGAGAGCGATTCATAATCCTACAAATTGTGATGAATTGAATTACAACACTACATCTGGTATAGTCACAGGTTCTATCAACTCAATAAATATTGTTTCCGGAGGATCAAATTATAAAAAATTACCTACATTCGTTAGTGTAGGAACAACAACAATAAATGATGTAAATGTTCTCACGAAATCAACATCCATAGGTAATATAAAAAGCACAAGAATTATAAATGAAGGTTTTGAATATTCATCTGACCCTACTTTACAACCAGAAGCTTTGTTACCATCCTTTATTCAACTTAGAGGATCGAAAGGAATCTCAAGTATTGAAATTGTTAATGGAGGTGCTAACTATTTAACTGCACCAAAATTACTTGTTGTAGACACTGAAACAGGTATTCCATTTGGTGATACTGTAATAAATGCTATATTAACAGGTTCATCAATAGGATTTGTAGATATAGAACAATCACCATCAGGAATATCTGTAGGAAATGTTGATGTTTTTGCAACTAATAATACAAATGGAATAAGTATACAAAAGGTAGAGTCATCACCAGTTGCAGGAATTGCTTTTACTGTTTCAATTACTAAACCTGTGTTAGGTTTTTCAACTGCACCATTTGCGATTGGTGATTCAGTTTTCATAGAGGGATTACAGAAGGTAGGGACTGCAGGATCAGGATTTAATTCTGCTGATTATGGATATAAACTTTTAAGAGTTTCTAATTATGATGAAAGTGGCGCACTTAATAAAATTACCATTGATGTTTCTCAATACACATCAAGCACAGGAGTCGCAGTTACTTCAGTATCTTCATTTGGTTCAATTATAAATTCTAAATTCTATCCATCATTTAAACTTAATTTAGTTGATGAAGGGTTTACAATTGGTGAAAAAATAATTATCAATGATATTGAGAGAGATTTGACAGTGGTTGACTCTGGAGAAAATTTTGTCAGATTAATCGGTTTGTATGAAGTCAGTGAAAATGATATCTTAGTTGGTGCTATTTCAAGAAACAAAGGAAAAGTTCAAAATATATTTAATAATCAAGGTCAATTTGAAGTTAATTATTCATTAATTAAAGATTTAGGGTGGGAAAATAATATCGGTAAGTTAAATGAAGATATACAAGTTTTAGCAGATAATGACTATTATCAAAATCTATCTTATTCAATTCAAAGTCCAATAACTTGGAATGATTTGAAGAGTCCTGTTAATAATTTAGTTCATACATCAGGATTTAAAAATTTCTCTGATACTGGAATCACTTCAACTTCAAGTGCTTTTCCTATCACGGGACAAGCAAATATTTCAGTATTTTTAGATATACTGCCTTCATTAATTGAAAAAGTAAGAGTTGACACATTATACAACTTTGATACTGCTAGAGATGCGTTTGTTGGCACTGGAGCAACTGATTTAATTTTAGACAAAACTAAATCTAAATTTATAGAATTAGAAAATATCAAATTAACAGATTTTATTGAAGCAAAAACTAATGATGTATTAAATATCGATGATATTAGTTCACGTTATTCAAATTTAGAGAGTGATCCAAATACTTTCTTAGATATAATACAAGTACAACCCAGTGACGGATTTAATAGAGTTCTTGCTCTTGTAAAGGATCTGAAAAATGAGCAAAATGAAATTGTAGAATTAGTCATACTTAATAATGATAGTGGATCTTACCTATTAGAAAAAAATAAATCTACCATATCAAATTCTACAGGTGTAGGAGGAACACAAAGTCCATCGATTAGTATTTCAAAATTTGATCTTCAGGAAGTATCAGGAAAAGATTTTTTAAGATTTACACCTTTGGATGAATTTAAATTTGACGTTGACTATGATATAAAAACTGTTGAATCTAAATTTAATTCTACACTAACAGGCACTGGTACAAGCACATTTGGATTGGTAAATCTAACAGGATCTGTTGTAGGTGTGGCAAGTACAACTGATGCTGCTGGAATTACATCATCTCTTATTTCTGTGGCATCATCAACGTCACATAGTTTATATGTAAATTCTCAGGTTACTGATCTAGTAACTAATGAGATGAATTTTGTAGAGACATTAATTGCAATAGACGAAGATGCTGATACAACATTTATGTCTCAATTATTTTTTGATAGTAATCAGGGAGCATTTAGTTCAAACTTTATTGGGACATTTGGTGCAACTTTATCAGGAGGTATTTTATCATTAAACTTTACTAATAAAGAATCAAATGATGTTAGAGTAAGATCAAACATTGTTGGTTTTGGTAGCACAAATGCAGGTGTATCAACCTATAGATTCCTAGCATCAGGTCAACAGGCAGAAAGTGAGAGAACTCAAATATTTGAATCTAATTTTGATGAACAAGTAGGAGTTAGCACCATAGCATCTTTTAATAAAAATTTATTTTCTTCTTTAAAAGCGACAGTTTCTGTTGCATCAACACTAGGAGAAGCATTGCATCAGGTATTTGTAGTGACAAATCAAAGTTCTTTATCTGGAACAGCAGTAACCACAATATTTACAAATCAAAATCAATTTTTATCAGTTGGTCCTATCGTGAATACAAGTGGTATATCATCTTTTGCAGGTCTTGGAACATTTGGAACTAAACTGTTGGGTGATAACTTTCTTTTAGAATTTACACCTGATATTCAAGACACAGGTATTACTACTGTAAAAACTTTAAACGAAGTTTTCTACAGAGAATCTGATGAAAAATCTGCATTTGGTAGAGTCAATAATCCAGTGCCAACTGTGATTGGAAAAATAACACAAACATCAGATATTAAATTTTATAATGCTATAAACGGAGATAGAATTAATAGGAGAAATTTTGAATTAACAAGTGATGGAACTCCTATTTTTGCCAAGACATTCGATCCATCAAACAGTGATATTGTTAATTTTGGAACTGGTAAGTTTACAATTAAAGACCATTTCTTCAGAACTAATGAACAATTAGTTTATACACCACAGTCTTCTTTTGTGGGAGTTGGTTCAACTCCAATGTTGTACAAACATTCTGCTGGTTTCTCAACTGCATTACCATCGACAGTATTTGCAATAAAAGAGAGTGATGATGTATTTTCAATATCAACAACAAGAGCAGGTGCTGCAGTTACATTTATGGATGCTGGAGAGGGTAATAATCATCAATTTGAAATGTCCAAGTCATTGACTAAGGCACTAATTACAGTTGATGGTTTAGTACAACATCCTATTTCTCAAACAGACTTAGTTTATCAGTTAGAAAATAATGGAGGGTCTATAAGTGCTGCATCCACTATTTTTGCTTTGTCAGGCATTTCAACCATTAATATTGAAGATATATTGAAAATTGATAATGAGTTTATAAGAGTTACAAATGTAGGACTTGGAATAGCACCCACAGGACCAATTAGCGGTTTAGGAACATTTGCGTTAATTCAAGGACAGAGAGCATATATTGGAAGTTCTCAAGCGACACATGATGATCTAACAAATATTAATTTATTCAAAGGATCATATAATATAGTTGGAAAAGAAATTCACTTCACTGAAGCACCAAGAGGTAATAATTCAATTGAATTTGATGCATCTAACTTACCTCCTGCAAGATCTGATTTTGAGGGTAGAGTATACTTTAGAAATGATTATACAACAAATCAAATATATGACGATATATCAAACCAGTTTACGGGTATTGGGCAAACATTCACACTTACAACTGGTGGTATCGCTACTTCTGGTATTGGAAATACTGGTGGAAATGGTATTTTGTTTGTAAATAATATTTTCCAAAGACCTACAACAACTAACAATTCTAATGGTAATTTTGCGATAACTGATGATGGGACATCAGGAATCACTACACTTACGTTCTCAGGAATAACTCAAGGTGGAATACTTATTAAGAGTGAAACAGATGCCAATCAAAATGAATTACCAAGAGGTGGTGTTATCGTATCCCTTGGTTCTTCAGGTGGATTAGGGTATTCTCCTTTAGTTCCTGCAAAAGTAAAACCTCAACTAAATGGTTCCGGAGCAATCACTGGAATAGTTGGAGTTGCATATAGTGGTGCAGTAAATGGTATTACAACTGCTGCATATGATAATTTGACTGGACTTTTAGATATTACAACAGTAAATAAACATAATCTTAGAATTGGATATAACGATGAAGTATTACTTACAGGATTAGGATTTACTTGCACCTCAGGTGGTGTAGGAATCGGTTCAGGAGTCTTCCCTGATGGAACGATAGGTGATAAGTTCTCAGTTGTTGGTATAGCATCTACAAATACATTTACAACTCAGGTTGGAACAAGCACAATTCCACATACTTACATGGGTGGAGGATTTGTAAGAGAATGGTATGGTGATTTAACATTCGGTTCTGGATACAACATTGGCATCACAACAGATGGTGTATCAGTTCCAGCAACAGTATTTGATCCTGGTTATGAACATGTATTTGCAAGTGCAGTTACAAATGCAGTTTCTGTTACTGGTGGTGCTAGTGGTCCATTTACACCATCTGATGCATCATATGATCCAGTAACAGGAGATCTTGTTTTATTCATTAATGGTCACGGTTTAACAGGAAGTAATACAGTTACTATCGCAACAGGTTCAATTTCATTCACTTGCTCAAAAGATAATTATTCAACTAATCACGCATATCCAAGAGCATCAGATCCAGCAGCAGGATCAACATTAAGCATCACATCGTTTACTACAAACTCAATTACAGTAAATGTAGGTAAGAATGTAGGTACTGGTGCTCACGTTACTACAACAATTGGAAAAGGTGGTGTGCTATCATTTAATGTTGCTCATGCGGGTACAAATTATAAAGAACCTGAAATATTTGTTCCAAGTCCATCTTATGATGATATGGCGATTGAGGGTATATCAAGAATCGGATTTGGAACAGGACCTGATACAGGAGTTGGTGCTCTAATTAGTTTAGACGTTGGTCCATCTGGTCAACCCACTGGAATTGGTTCGACTTTATTCACTGTTAAAAACTTTGAACTATCAAGAACAGGATTTAAGTTTAGAAAGGGTGATAAGTTCACACCCGTAGGACTTGTAACAGATAAGAATTTACCAAGACCAATAACTCCATTCATATTAGAAGTTGAAGAAGTTTATGAAGATAATTTCTCATCTTGGCAGTTTGGTGAGTTTGACTTTATTGACTCTATTAAATCATTGCAGGATGGTGTTACTACTACATTCCCATTGTTATATAATGGTGAACTTTTAAGTGTTCAAGTAGATTCTACATCAGATATAATCGCTCAAAACTTATTATTGATATTTGTAAATGGCGTGAATCAAAAACCGGGTATAAATTATCAATTTGAGGGTGGAACTTCATTCACATTTACTACACCACCTACAACCGAAGATGATGTTGCAATTTATATTTACAAGGGAACAAGTGGTGTAGACACAGTATTAAACACTGATATTAATAAAACTATTGAAGAGGGTGATAATGTACAACTTATGAGATTCAGTGGTATCAGTACTTCTGTATCACAAAGCGAGAGAACTACAGTTGAATTAACTTTGAAGGATAGATTCGAAACTAATCTTTATACAGGTGAAGGGATAGATGGAGATAACTTCAGACCAATGCATTTATATAAACAAAAGGTTGATAAGATTATAGGTTCTAGAATTGTTCCTAAAACAAGAGACTCAATTGAAGCGCAATTGTATCCTACTGCTAAAGTCATATCTGATATCACTGCAAGTTCAAATAAAATATTTGTTGATGATGCAAAATTCTTTAACTATGAAGAAGAAAGCACTCCTGAATTTAATGCGCAAATAATATCAAATGCCTCTTTACCTTTAATTGGAATCACAACATTAACATCTACAATTTCTGCTGGAGGAACAGTATCTGGATTAACCATAGTGGGTGGAGGAAGTGGATATTCTAGTGCACCATCCATTTCAATAAGTGCCCCTCCTTCAATAGGAGTTGGAGTAGGCACAACCGCAACTGCCACTTTGACAATTTCTGGTGGTGTAATAAATGGATTCGCGATCACTAATCCTGGTCTAGGTTATACTATCGCTCCTAGTGTCCTTGTCCAACCTCCAGTTACAGAAACTGAGAGGACTGGAGCAATCGGAGGAGTTACCGGATTTACAGCAAGAATCACCAGTATTGTTGTAGGAACAGGTGGAACAGATATAACATTCACAACAAAAAGAGATGATGGAATTGCAAATTACACAGGTTTAGATTTTCTTGATTATATCTTTGTAAGTAATACAACAGTAGGTCATGGTGTAACATCTTTGAATGAAACCGGTCTATCTAATGTATGCATTGGATCAACATTCTTTGATAATGTATATCAAGTATTTGGAGTTTCTAATTCTGGGGTGACCGGAACTATCAGATGTAGAGTAAATGCAAGTCCAATAGATGTTGGTACAACAAGTGGTGATAATTTGGGTGCTTTATCATTTGGAGAAATATCATCAATAAATAGAAGCTCCACACCAATTTCAATAGGTGTTACAGGATTAACGGTGGACTCAGGTTTATCTACTTTCCCAACAATTCAAAGGTCGGGAGGAGATTACACTCTAAGAAAAACTGGTGCTTTACCTAAGACTCCATAAACTGTTATAAATATATAAAAAACTATAAATATGCCAGCCGTAGTTACAGATCAATTTAGAATATTCAATGCAAATAATTTTGTTGACTCATTATTGAACTCATCAAATTCTTATTATGTATTCTTAGGATTATCAAATCCTATAAAAGATGCTAATCCTGGTTTTGGTAGGACAACAAGTGCTTCTTGGCCGTCCGATCCGATTGATAATTTCCAATACCTCTCTCATTATAGAGATACAACATTATTTGGTAAGAAAATATCTGCTGCAAATGTAAGGAGGGTTGTTAAGAAGAATACTTGGGTATCAAATACAAGATACGATATGTATCGACATGATTATAGCGCAACAAATCAATCTCCTAATTCTCAAAGCACGAATCTATATAACTCAAATTACTATGTTGTAAATAGTGATTTAAGAGTTTACATATGCATTGATAATGGATCCAGTGGAGCACCAGGTAGCGATACTGCAAAAGGTGGTAATTCACTAGATGAACCAACATTTACTGATACTGAACCCTCTGCAGCGGGTACAAGTGGAGATGGATATGTCTGGAAGTACCTTTACACTATTTCACCAAGCGATATTATAAAATTCGACTCAACTGAATTTATATCTCTACCAAATGATTGGCCAACTTCAACTGATACTCAAATTCAAATCATCAGAGAGGCAGGTGACTCAAGAATAAACAATAATCAAATTAAAAAAGTTTATATTGAGAATAGTGGTAGTGCTGTATCTAGTTCATACCAAGAGGGTGATACAACACTATCAATTTTAGGTGATGGTGTAGGTGGAGAAGTTTCTGTTACGGTTGATTCAAATGGTAAAATTACAAAAACAATAGTGACAAAAGGAGGAACGGGTTACACTTATGGAATTGTAGATTTAGGTCCGATACAAACCAAATCAACAATTAACTTAGAAGATAGAGCAAAATTGATACCAATTATTCCTCCATCTAGAGGACATGGATTTGATTTATACACAGAACTTGGTGCTGATAAGATTCTTGTTTACACAAGATTTGATGATTCCACTCCTGATTTTCCAACTAGCACTAAATTTTCTCAAGTTGGTATCATAAAAAATCCATCTAAATTTTCTGATCAAAACTCTGTGTTTGATGGAATTAATTTTTCATCTGCATTTGGGATGAAACTAGCATCCAATCCAGCAACTACTCCTGCTGTAGGGACTATAATATCTCAGGGAACTGCCAAGGGGTATGTCACTTCATATAACACACAGACTAAGGTTTTAAAATATTCAAGAGATAGATCTTTATATTTTGGAGGAGATACGCCATCCAATCAAACAGATTATGTTGGGGTAAGTTCTGCTAGTGCTATCACTGAATTCACACAATCTGGTGGAAACGTTAATCCTACTGGAGTCAGTATAGAAAACTTTAATGGTTCTACAGTTACTTTAGATAATAAAGTTATTGGTTTAGGTGTGACATTCTCAGGAGGTCTGTCAAATCCTGAGATAAATAAACAGACGGGTGAAATAGTTTATATTGATAATCGAGCCCTAGTCACAAGGGACGCAAGACAAAAAGAAGACGTTAAAATCATTCTGGAATTCTAAAACAAATGGCACAAAAATCAAACTTAAATGTAAGTCCATAC